TCAAACAGTGCGTCGACGGCTACAACTTCCACCACCCGCACCGCGAGCTGGACGGCGCGGTGCCCGAACAAACCTACCAGGACAAGATCGACCCCGACTCGATCGTCTTTGGCCCGAACGACGCCGAGATCAACGCCCTGTGGATGCCCGAAGAAATCCGCGTGCCGCAGCGCGGCAAGATCGCCCTGTTCGGCAACCAGTACTTCCTCAAAACCCTGCCCGACCTGCTGCCCGAAGGGGCCAGCGTGCGCGTGCGCTACGACCTGCACAACGCCGACCAGGTCGGGCTGCGCACGATGGACGGGCGCTACCTCGGCGTCGCCCAGTGGAACGGCCACGTCAAAGCCGCCTTCCCGGTGCCGGAAATCGAGCGCAAGCGCGCCCTGCGCGTGGTCGGCCTGGTGAAGACCGCCGAGAAGATCATCGCCAAAGCGCACGCCGAGCTGGGCGAAACGGTCGACATGGAGCCGGTCGCGCGCGCCCCGCTCGAGCGGCCCGACTTTATGCCGACCGGCGTCGAGCGCGAAGCAGACGAACTGATCCCCTTCTCGGAAACCGTGCGCGAATTTTATGGACAACGAAACTGGGACGAAGAGGAGGACGAAGATGCCCCCAAAGAAGCCCGGGGGTAGGTCGGGATACCTCCCGACGATGCGCAGAACAGCGTTAGCGGGGGGGTAGGGGTAGGTCGGGATACCTCCCGACAGTGTGAGCGCAATGTCGGGAGGTATCCCGGCCTACCCCCGATGGTGCAGCAGAAGTTCAACGAAAAAGGAGTTTAACCATGAAACGGCATTTTGTAAAAACCGAAAACTACCAGCGCCTGATCGACGGCGCGGCCTTTATGGAAGCGCGCGGCTCGCTGACCGCCTGCCTGTGCCTGGTGCACGGCGAGCCGGGGGTCGGCAAAACGCGCAACGTCAGCAAATGGGGGCCGGACGCGCCGGCCATCTTCGTCAAAGGGCACGTCGGCATGACCCTCGACGGCCTGATCTGGAGCCTCTCGCAAGGGCTGGGCGTCCCGCACAAAAGCAACCGCACGGCTGAAATCGACGCGCAGATCAGAGCATTGCAAGCCAGCGGGGCCAAGCTCATCTTCGACGAAGCGCAGTTTGGCCTCAAGATGAAAAGCGGCGGCACCGCCTCGGCGGGCATCGAGCACATCCGCGACCTCTGCGAGCGCAGCGGCACCTACGCCCTGCTCATCTGCCACCAGTCCGAGCGCGCCGGCTTCTACGAATCGAAACACATCCGCAACCGGATCAGCCACCAGATCGAAATGCTCGACGCCAGCCTGGCCGACACCCTCGCCTTTGCGCGCGAGCTGTGCGAAGTGCCGATCGACGACGACATCGGCGCCCAAGTGCACCGGCAGAGCGGCGGCAAATACCGGCTGGTCGAAAACGCCGTAGCGGCGCTCGAACAAATCGCCAAAGTCAAGGGCCTTCCCCGCCTGTGCGGCGACGACGTGCGCAAATACAAGCTGGTGGTCGACCACGAAGAAACGCTGGTGCTCAAAGCCGTCCCCGCGCAAAAGCGCGTTAAACCGGCGGCGAAAGAAGGGCAATAATGGGCTTATCGACGCAAGTATTAACGGCGGTCTACGCCGGCGAAGGGGGCCTGCCCCAGCTGGCCGAGCAGCTGGCGCGCGACAAAAAAGACATCGTCAAAGCCGCGCAGACCCTCAAAAAGCGCGGGCTGCTGCTCATCGCCGGCGGGCGCGGCGCGCCGCGCCCCTACGTCCTGACCGAAGCGGGGAAGCAGGCCGCGGCGCGCGGCGAAGCCGTGCATTCCGGGCAAGGCGCGCACCCGCGCCCAAAAACCATCGGCCTGCGCGCGCGCGCCTGGTGGGAAATCCACGCGCACCAGACGGTCAGCCTCGAGCGCATCCTCAGCACGCACGCCAGCGGCCACGAAAAAGACGGGGCCCGCAACATTTACAAATACCTCTGCGCGCTCGAAGCCGCCGGCATCCTCCGCCGCCTGGAGCGCAAGCTCCCGGCCCAACCGAGCCGAGGCCGCGCGCAATGGGCGCTCGCGCGCTCCCTGGGGCCGAAAGCCCCGGTCTACCGGCAAAAAGCAAACGAAGTTTACGACCCGAACAGCGGCGCGGTTTACCCGATGCAGAGCGCGACCGCCCCCGAAAAAGAAGGAGAGCGCCATGAATAAAGCGCACCAGCTCGCCCGCGCCCAGCTCGCCGCCGGCAAAAGCAAGGCGCAGATCGCCCAAGAAATCGGCAAAAGCCGCACCGCCGTCTCGCTCTGGATGGCGGGCTGCTACGGGGCCAGCGGCGCGCGGATCGAAGCCGCCCTGCTCAAAGCCTACGAGCGGCGCACCTGCCCGGCCGACGGGGCCGAAAAGCCGCCGGCCCTCTGCCGGAACATCGCCCTGCGCCCCTGCCCGAGCGGCTTTCCCGACGCCGAAGCGCTCTGGCGCACCTGCCAAACCTGCCCGCACCAGCCCCTCCCGGAGGGCAAAGCATGAGCCGCCTGCTCGAGCGCCTGCGCTACTGTTGGCGAGGGCACCGCCGGGGCTGGCCGTGGCGCCTGTGCTGGAAAAAATCGCAACAGATACCGCTCTAAGCCGCCCCCGCTCGGCCCCTTAACTCAACCGCAACCCCCTGAACCCACCTGGAGAACGACATGGCATCCCCTAGCAAAACCCGCCTCAAAAAAACCGCATCGGCGGTATCCGTCCCGCAGAACCGCGAGCAAGCCGCCGCCGCCATCCGCGAGCTGGGCGTCCGCCAGCGCGAGCTGGCGCGCATCGCCGCCGACATGAACGACGCGCTGGCCCTGGTCAAAGAAGGCCACGAAGCCTGCGCCGAGCCGCTCCGCCAGCGCATCGAAGCGCTGGCGGCCGGCGTGCAGGCCTGGAGCGAAGCCAACCGCGAACTGCTCACGCAAAACGGCAGGGTCAAAACGGTGCTGTTCACCACCGGCGAAATCGCCTGGCGGCTGCGCCCGCCGTCGGTGCGCGTCACCGGCCAGGAGGCCGTGCTCGACCTGCTGCGCCGCATGGGCCTGACGCGCTTCATCCGCGAAAAGCAAGAAATCAACAAAGAAGCCGTCCTCAACGATCCGGAAGCCGTCAGCGGCGTGGCCGGCCTCGCCCTCCTGCAAGGCGAAGACTTTATCGTCACGCCGTTCGAAGCCGAGCTGTCCGGCGGCTTAACCGCCTAACCCACTAACCCCTCGTCTCATGTTCCCGAACGTGCGTTCGGGAACATCGGGATAAAATTTAACCCCCCGGGAGAAGATCATGGCAAAAACCCCCGTCTGCGCCACCCTGCGCCGCTACGACGCCCTGAAAAAAAAGTGCATCGCCGTCCACGCCGCCTGCGGCCCGAAAGACCTCAACCTGCCCGAAGACACCCGGCGCGACCTGATCGAACGCTTTGCCGGCCCCGGCAAACGCTCGACCAAAGACCTGGACACGAAAAGCGCCGACGCCCTGCTCAACCACCTGCGGCAACTGGGCGCGAAATGCCGCAGCCACGCCGACGGCCCGATTCGCGTCTCGCCGGAAAAAGCCGGCCTGCTCGCCAAAATCGGCGCGCTGCTCGCCGAGCAAAAAAAGCCGTGGCAATACGCGCACGCCGTCGCCCAAAACAACTTCGGCAAAGACCGCGTCGAATGGCTGCCGGTCGTCCAGCTGCGCGGCCTGATCGCCCAGCTCGCCAAGACCGGCGCGGCGAGGGCCGCGCAAAAAGCCAAGGCGAGCTAAACCATGACCCCGGAAACCCTGCTCGACCTCTCGGCGCTGCCGCAGTTCCCGCGCACGGCGGCCGAGCTGGTGCGCGTCGCCGGGCGCGAAGCGGCGGCGCGCCTGATCGGCGCCTGGGGCGGGCGGGGCTTCCCGGTGCCGCGGTACACCCGGCGGCAGCCGCAGGCCGAGCGGCGCTTCGCGCAGCTCGCCGCCGTCGTCGGCGAAGCCGCTGCCTTGCGCATCGTCGCCCACTGGGGCGGCCTCCGGCTCGACATCCCCAACTGCCAGGAAGCCCTCAACGCCCGCCGGCACGACGCCCTGCGCGCCCAGTACGACCACCTCACGCGCGTCAAAGGCTACAGCCACCCCGAAGCCGTCTGGGAAATCGGCCTAACGCACGCCCCGATCACCGACCGCACCATCGAAAAAGCCCTAGTCCAGCCGAATTCCCCGAGCGCGCCGCCGGCCGCGCAAGGGGACTTGTTTTGAGGCGCGCCCCAAACGCAGGCCGGGCTTCAGCCCGACAAGACCGGCTAAAAACCCGGCCCACCCCCCGGAGACCCTCATGAAAACCCTCGCCCTCCGCCCCCTCGCCACCGGCCTGCTGCTCGCCGGTTGCATCGGCCTCCTGCAATACCACTCGATACAATTCTGGGTCGAGCGCACCGGCTCGCCGGTCGGCCTCGCCTGGTCGCTGCTGCTCGAAGGGGCCGCGCTCTGGCTCTGGTCAGACCGCCGCCCGCTGCGCCACGGGCTCGGCGCGCTCGCCACCCTGCTCCTGCTGGCCGGCCCGCTCTACCAAGTCTCCGCCCCGCTGCTCGACGACAGCGGGCGCGCCGACCGCCAAGCGGCAGCGGCCGCCGAGCGCCAGCGCGACCTGGCCGGCGAGCTCAAAACCCTCGACGCCGCGCTCGCCGCCTACCTCGCCAACAGCGCCAGCCGCCAAGGCTGGGTCGCGCGCATCGACCACACCCAGGCGCGACTCGAACAGCTGCGCGCCGAGCAAGCGCAGATCACCGCCGAGCGCGCCGGCGCCCCGGCACCGCGCCCCTGGCAACAAGTCGCCGTGATCGGCATGGAAGCGCTGGCGATTGCCCTCTTCCAGCTCGTCGCCGTCCTCGCCATCGGCGACCTGCGCGAAGGGCGCAGCAGGTCGGGCTTTAACCCGGCCCGGCTTCCGTCTGACCCCGCCGGGTTAAAGCCCGGCCTACGGGAACGCGAAGACGACCGCAGCGCGCCGCGCGCGCCTGGGTCACCGCCAAATTTTTCCCACGCCCCCCGCAAACCGCTGCGCGCGGTGGGGGCGTAGTCCTTGCATTCGGGCACCCGCGCAGCACCGGCCCGCCAAGAGGCGGTTTTGATGAGCGTTGAACAGGAGGGTTAACGCCGCCTTAACAGGCGCGGCGAAGGTGTATTAAAAGATCGGGCGCATATTCCGCGTCCGGTTGAATGACGGTTTAGGCAGGATCGGAGAAAGGTAACCGCAATGGAATTTGATCAATGGATTAGTAAGCGCATGCCGAGACGCAGAGAGGGCCGCGTAATTGACGCTGCGCTACGAAAGGCGTGGGAAGCGGGCGTAAAAAATGAGCGCGATCCAATGAACGAACGGGCTGCCGGCGATGCCTTCACCCGGGCGCAACAGGCCGAACTGGATCGTCTGCGGGCCGAGAATGCCGCGTTAAAAGCGGAGAACGCTCGCCTGCACGAGCTCCTCGACAAAACATATCCCCCGGTATTTCAGCCAGAAGATTTGTGGGCTGGGGCGTTTGACCGGGAAGTTTCGTTTGACCGGGAAGTTTCAATAGAGGAGGTAGATTTTTCCAAGCCGCTCCTCACCCTCTTTGAACGATAGACAGCCCGCGTAACCCGGCCTTCGGCAGCGCTCAGGAACCGCTGGCGGAGCGCTGCCGAAGCCGCTCGCGGGCTTCTGAACGCCCTCCTGAAGCCCTTTCCCCTGCGCCGCCGCCCGCGCGGGCGCGACACTGGCGGCTCACCTTGGGAGCGAACAATGAACCGATGGAGCAAAATACGCTTGGCCGGCTGGGGGGGGCTGACGCTGGCCCTCACGCTGCTGATGACCGCGCTGGCCCCGCAGCAAATCCCCGTCTCGCTGTACAAAATCAACCTGGTGATGATCGCCGGCCTGCTCGGCTACTGGCTGGACCGCGCCCTGTTCCCCTACGCCCGTCCCGACGCCTGGGCGCAGAGCGCGCGGACGGACGTGTTCGCCGCCTGCCTGCTGCGCCGCGCCCTCGTGGTCGCCGCCGCGATGATCGCCGTCGGCCTGGGCGCATGAGCGCGCTCCGGCTCGCCCGGCTCGTCCTCCTCAGCTTGGCCTCGCTCGCCGCCTGCGCCGAAACGATGCCCCGCGCCGCCGTTAAATACCGCGCCGAATTAACGCGCCTCGCGCGCGCCGAATGGGGCCTCGATGCGCCGGTAGCGGCGCTGGCCGCGCAGGTGCACCAGGAAAGCGGCTGGCGCCCGGAAGCGGTCTCCCGCGTCGGCGCGCAAGGCATGGCGCAGTTCATGCCGGCCACTTCCCGCTGGTGGTGCGGGATCAAAGGTGTAGTTTATTGTGCGCCGAACAACCCGACGTGGGCCTTGCGCGCCCTGGCGGGCTACGACCGCTGGCTGTGGGATCGCCTGCCCGCCGCCGCCGCGCCGCGCGAGCGCTTGGCCATGACGCTTTCCGCCTACAACGGCGGCTTGGGCTGGGTGCAGCGCGACCGGGCGCTGGCCGTCCAATCGGGCGCTGCCGGCCTCGCCTGGTTTAACGACATCGAGCGCCACAACGCCGGGCGCAGCGCGGCAAACTTTGCCGAAAACCGCGCCTATCCGCGCCGCATCTTGCTCGCCCTGCAGCCGATCTACGCGGCCTGGGGGGGCGCATGAACCCTCTTTCCTCCGGGTGGCGGCTACCGCTTGCCCTCGCCTTCATCGCGGGCGGCTTCGCCTGCGGTGTTTTTATAAACGCCGTGCGAACGGCGCAAATCGCCGGCCTCGAGGCCGCGCACGCCGCGCAGCAAACGGCGGTCGCGCACGCCAGCCTGCAACGCTGGCAGGCGGCAGCGGCGCGCGCCGACGCCGCCGAAAGCCGCCTGGCGCAACAGGCATCAATCACCCAACAAACTTTAAAGGAGAAACAGCGTGGGCTCTCTTCGATTACCACAGGCCGCCCTTGCTTGTCTGGCCCTGCTGTCGGGCTGCTCAACGGTACCGGCCTCCGCCTTAGCGCCGTGCCCGCGCCCGCCGGCCCGCCTGACCCAGCCGCTGCCGCCTTTGCCAGCGATACCGATGTCGGGGGCTGGATCGCCGCCGCCCAAAGCCAGTACGAGCAGTGCCGCGACACCCGGCAAGCCTTGATCGAGTGGGGGCATGACTGATTTTTGCGAGGTAGCGAGCGAGCGCGAGCAGTCGATGCGCGACGAAGCCCTGCGTCAGCACGCGCGGCGCGCCGGATTCGCCGACCAGACGCCGCGCGGCTCGGCGCGCCGCTGCCGGGCCTGCGCCGAGCCGATTCCTGACCTGCGCCGCCAAGCCCTGCCCGGCGTGCAAACCTGTCTCGACTGCCAGCGCGCGCTCGAAAATGCCCTGCGCTTCAACCCTCACCCCCTGCCGGAGGTTAATTTTAGATGAAACTCGAAGTCGAACTCTGGCAGCTCATCGTCACCGGCATGACCTGTATCGGTTTTTTGGGCGGCATCGTCAAAATGATCTTCGACCAGTTTGAAAAGCGCCAAAACGAGCGCGCGGCGGCGCAAGACAGCGCCAGCCACCAGGCCAACCAAGCGATCCGCGAAGCCCTGAACGACCACCTGTCCGACGAGCGGCGCAACGCGGTCGCCCTGCAAACGCTGGAGCGCGAATTCATGCGCGGGCAGGCCGATCTGCCGGTGCACTACGTGCGCCGCGAAGACTACGTGCGCGGGCAAAGCATCCTCGAAGCCAAGCTGGACGCGACCTACAGCAAGCTCGAAACCCTACGGATCACAGGAGCGCACCCCCATGGCTGACCCCCTCAAAATCCGGCGCGAATCCTTGCGCTGGAACCTGCTCAACACGCTCAACTACAACCGCCCGTACTCGATGCACGAGCAGCGCCTGCTCGAAGTCGCCCTCGTCTTGTACCCGGACGCCACCCCCGCCGAACTGCGCCGCGAGCTGCACTACCTGGAGGAGCGCGCCCTGCTCGGCCTCACCCGCCAGCCCTCGGGCGCCTGGTTTGCCGACCTGACGCGCGCCGGCGTAGACCTCTGCGACTACACCGTCGGCTGCGACCCGGGCATCGCGCGCCCCGCCAAATACTGGGACAGCTAATGGGCCGCCCCAGCAAAATCGGCGCTCTGCCGGACGCGCTCAAGCGCTGGCTGGACCGCGCCTTGACCGAGCAAGGCTTCTCGGGCTACGCCGCGCTGGAGGCCCAGTTTGCCGAGCGCGGCTACACGATCAGCAAAAGCGCCCTGCACCGCTACGGGCAAAAGATCGAGCGCCGCTTCGCCGCGATCAAAGCCGCCACCGAAGCGGCGCGCCTGCTCACCGAAGGCGCGGCCGACGACCAGGACGCGCGCTCCGAAGCGGTGATCGCCCTGGTGCAGACCGAAATGTTTGAAAGCATCCTCAGCCTGCAAGACGCCAGCGCCGAGGACATCGACCCGGCCGAGCGCATGCGCCTGCTCTCGCAAGCCGCCAAAAACATCGCCAGCCTGGCCGGGGCCAGCGTGCGCCTCAAAAAGTTCGACGACTGCTACGCCGCCGAAGCGGCGGGCCGCCGGGCGCGCTGGGTCATCCTCTCGCGCGGCGAGCGGCAAGCCCAAGAAGCGATTGAAGAAGGCGTCAAAAAGCACTGCCAAGCCTACCGCCTGGGCATCGAAAGCACCGAAGGCGCGTTCAAAGGCGCGTCCGGCGAGCGCTACACGCAGCTCGACGTCGTGCTGCCCGGCGGCTCGCGCATCACCGCCCTGCCCGCCAACCCCGACACCGCGCGCGGCTTTGCCGCCAACGTCTTTTTAGACGAGTTCGCCTTTCACGCCGACAGCCGCAAAATCTGGAGCGCCCTCTTCCCGGTCATCTCCAACGGCTACAAGCTGCGCGTCACCAGCACGCCGAACGGCAAAGGCAACAAGTTCTACGAGCTGATGACCGACGCCCGGCTCGATTCGGTGTGGTCTCGCCACACGGTCGACATTCGCCAGGCGGTAGCGGACGGCTTGCCGCGCGACGTCGAGCAAATGCGCCGCGCCTTGAACGACGCCGACGCCTGGGCGCAAGAGTTCGAGCTGAAATGGCTCGACGAAGCCTCGGCCTGGCTGCCCTACGACCTGATCGACCGGGCGGAGCACCGCCGCGCCGGATTCCCCGAAGGCTACGCGGGCGGCCCGTGCACGGTCGGCGTCGACATCGCCGCGCGCCACGACCTCTTCGTCATCTGGGTGCTCGAACAGGTCGGCGACGTGCGCTGGACGCGCGAAATCATCACCCGGCGGCGGGTCTCTTTCTTCGAGCAAGACGCCCTGCTCGACGGCGTGTTTGCCCGCTACCGCGTCACGCGCTGCTGCATGGATCAAACCGGCATGGGCGAAAAGCCGGTCGAAGACGCGC